AACCGCCATGGTGCTGGCTTCTGGGATGGTGACTGGGAAGAGGGTGAGAAGCTAACGGAAAAAGCACACCAATTTTCGGAGTGTACATTGTACGTCGGTGACGATAAATTAATTTACCATTACTCTTGAAGGGAGATGACGAGATGAAAAGTGTTAAGAGGACCGTGTATACAGATCCGGGCCATGGCTGGTTGAAGGTATCAGTACAGGAATTGCAGGACCTTGGGATTATTCACTCTATATCAGAGTATAGCTATCTCCATGGCCACAACGCATACCTTGAAGAAGACTGTGATGCCCAAGCCTACCTTGACGCCATGTATTTAGATGGAAAAGAGGTACAGTTTGTTGACAAGCATACCGATAACACTAGCAGGGTTAGAAAGTATCGCATGTATTCTGTTGAAGAGGCCTTAGACATTGTGAAGGGAGATGAATGATGTTTAGTGACGAAGACCAAATAGAAATTATCGTTGAAGGCATAGCCAACGGCGAGGTTTTTATAAATGACGATGGTATAGCAGTGGACGCATGGGATGATCCTATATTCCTGGAGGACGTAGAATGAGTGGTAAAGAGTTGCAAGTATTCCAAGGTCAGTTAGCAGCCCACGCCAGCAGCCTGCTGGATTCTGTGAAGATGTTGAAACGTGTGGTCGATGATGCGCAGGAAGAGTGGGACGACGTGACTGCCATCAGACTAGAGCATGCCTCACAAGTGGCGGCAGAAACAATCGCCAACGCTACTGTCGGTTTCTATGATGATACCGAACTAAAGAAACTGAAGAAACTAGAGTCCATAGCCCCTACCATGTGGAGGCTACTGGAAAGGTGTGAAGCATACTTCCACGAGCATGCACCTGAAGATGAACTGCGGGGAGATATAAGCCTGTTGCAATACAACTACAGAGAGGAGTGCAAGAAATGAATCTAGTGCAACTGGACGTGCAAAGCCTAGTCATAGGCTACATAGTTGGATCGGTTTTAATGTGGGTGCTGTGCGAGAAACTATTTACTGAGAGTGAGGTGGAATGATGAGGGGTTTGTTTTTTCTTTTGTTTCCTTTCCTTCTTTTTTCTGGTTGTGTTGTGGTCCCTACCCGGAACACTGTCACCATGGATCAAGTGATTCGGGGTGACGAGCCAGCATTGGAGGGTGCTAGGGTCCGGGTACAAATGGAGTGGGTGCGATGACCCAGGATATTGTGCCCCCTATGCACTGGGATACTACATTTTGTGGCTGGATTCTTAATCGTGGACCGTTATACTACACTACATAACTACAACGACGAGCGTAAAGAGGTAAATGAGATGAAAGATACATTGACATGGGTGCCAACAGCGAGAGAGGCGGCCAACAGGCTGGCATCAAAGCTATGGTTTATTCTCCAGTACGATGCAGGCGAATTAACTAAACGTGAGGCGATACAAGAGTATCTGCGTGGACGTTTGTGCAAGGCATGCGGGCAGGGGCTGACCGTTGGTGACGTGTATGACTGGGCACACTTTGCATACGCAGAGGTGCGAGACAAGGACAAGGTTAGGGAGGACCTTAAAGAGTTGCGGGAGATTACCGACAACTTAGTGGATGGAGATGTTTACGTTATTCAGGAGGACAACAACGATGAGTGAAGAAAAAGAAGTGCGGTATTTCCTTGGGCTTGGCGAACGTGACGGCAAGCAAACTATTACCTTGAAACATCCACCGGGCAACATCATGCCTGAGCATGTGTCTCACTACTTCAGTGAGGAGGATTTCATTGAGGCGTGGAATCGCATACCGAAGCATGCAAGCATTTATTGCAGCAGCAGTATTGACTACCCCGAAGATATAGAGGAGGGAAAGACGAGAGACCAGTGGATCGTGGACATCTGTAACCAACTAAATAGCGAGGGACTATAGAGATGAAGCGTAAGAGAATACACAGCATACCCATGGGCGGTGATGGGCAGATGGGTGCTGACATGCCAAACCTGATTGCGTACATGCAACAGACATTTGACGGCAGCCCAGACTCAGCCTTCCTTGAATTTCTTGAGGATGGACTAGGGATTCCAAGGCCCCAGGCCCTAGCAATTCTTAGCAAAGAGGTAGACACAGAGACTGTTGTCATTGCAGATGACAGGTTTCATGATGGTGAGAATCGTTGCGTTGAATTTAATTGGCCCGAGTAACAACAGGAGACTTTGAGATGAGTAATACAAAACAACTACCTTGGTTTATTGGGAAGAAGATCAAAGAGGTGCGGTACCTCACACAAAAAGAACTGGAAGATGAGGGGTGGGAATATGCCATTGATCCGGTTCCGGTCTTGATCTTAACTGGTGGTGGTAGGATCTATCCATCGTGCGACCCAGAAGGGAACGGTGGTGGCATGCTGTTCGGCACAACCAAAGACGGCCAGCACTGCTACTGCGTACCAGAACAGGAGGTGCAAGACTTCTAATGAAACACGAAGAGATGGGACTGTACGACGTACTACAAAAACTTAATACCAAATTGTTGCAGGCATACTTAGTGGCTGCACAGGAAACAGGACTTTACTCGGGCGTCCAAGTGGCTGCCCGGATACTACTGGAAAGGTGGAGAAAAGATGAAGTGTTATAAGGTTCACTGGGCACGAGAGGCACAGCCCCATGAGGCCTGCCTAGATAGAGACGGGCACGACCCGATACCAATGATGGCTGAGTTTCATTTCTTAGGATCAAAGAGGGACGTTGCCTCATTCAAAAAGGCCCTGAGAAAAATGCCTCACGTTGATAACGATAGTATTTACGATGAGCAAGTTGTTATCCCAGAGAAAAGAAAACAAACCTTGGAATGGTTAAACAACAAACTCAACTTCAAGTACAACACCTGCAAAGGGACACCTAATCATGGACCAATTCGATAAGCAAGTGAAGGCATTGAGGGGAAAGGTAGAGCCAAGGACCACGAAGAAAAAGAAGTGCGACTGCACACCAGCAGAGTGGGCAGCCAAGCTAGACTATCAGGTCCAAGGCTACGACAAACGATGGCGGGATAACGCTGGCCGAGCCAGACGAGAACGCCTAACCAACAGCGAATCGTTAGAACGAAAACGACAGAGACGAAGGGAGGACTATAGAAAGCACAAGGAAAGATACCTAGAGAATGGACGAAGGTACACAAGAGAAAGGCGAAAGAGTGACCCTGTATTCAGGGCTACTTTAAACCACAGACGCAGGGTACGAGACCATGTTAAAGGACGAATAAAGAAAGTGTCTGCAACTTGGTCAATTACATACGACAAGTTTTTGGAGTACCTAGAAGGCAAGTTTGCATGCGGAATGACGTGGGAAAACTACGGATCTTACTGGGATCTTGACCACATCTACCCATTGTCTAAGATAAATGTAGAATGTGAGTACAACCAGCTGGCTGCTTTTCACTACAAGAATATCCAGCCACTGGAGCGGCACAAGAACCGCAAACTTAAACGAGATGAGGTAACGCCTGAAATCCAGGCACACTTTAGAAAGTTAATTAGAGAGGTGCGAAATGCGAAAAACCGTAAAGGTAACAAAGGTTCTGGAGGCCACCAACAGAATCCTCCAAAGGAATGAAGTAAGCCCAGAAGAAAAGAGAGGCGTCATCGCCTTGGCAGAAGAACTGCTAATGGACGCCGATGCCTACAAGGGTTTTGTGTACGTGAAGATAGATAGCTTGCATCACCCAACAGCCATAGGTTGCTCATGGCCTACGGAGTATGAAGTCAAACGAAAGTACCTAAAGGCTGGAGGTTTAGATTGAACAAGCTACGAGAAAAACAGAGGCTGCGAAGAGTAGAGATGGCTCAGTTGTCTAGAGAAGGGAAGACAGTTACAGAGATAGCAAGCCAATACTCTATATCAAAGCAAGCCGTCAGCCAGTGCCTAAGGAAGGCCGCAGAAGAGGGAGAGTTAGTACAGATCAAGAAGCGAATCCCTAAATCGGAGCGTGTAGAGGGCGTGTACTACCCGCCTGACTTTGTTACTGTCAAATGCACACAGTGCGGCAAGAAGTTTAAGGCAGAACCACGAAGTGGGCGTAAGGTATGTAGCCCGGAGTGCAAAAAGAAAAGGTTCGAGGGACTGAACGCTAACCCGAAAGCGAAGTGGTCAAAGGTAGGTATGAAAGAGTACACTTGTGCTAAGTGTGGAGAAAAGTTTATGAGATCTAATTACCTTGACTCAATATGCAAGTCCACAGGCAGCAAGAAACACTATTGTTCGATGAAATGTTACCGAGAAAGAGGTGAATCTAATGAAGGATGAATTTTACAGCGTACTTATTACACCATTGCCTTGGGGCAGCCGGACTAAGAATCCAGATTTAGTCGCGGACAAGATGCACGATCACTGGACAGACTCTAGGATTGATCGTGCTAACAATATCATCGAAGGTCTTTTCTATTTTGCGTCTAGCCTAGAAAAGGGAATCACAGAACGGTTCAAAGAGAAACCTGAAGAGATGACCGAAGCTAATAAAGAAACACAGAAAGAGGCTCGTCAACTTGTAACAATACTCAACTCATTCCTTTCCGAAGAACTAGAAGACAACTCAACAGAAGTTCATTACACCAGCACTAACAGAATGGAAGCAGAGATATGATTGAGATGATTGTGTGTGTTTGTCTCGTTTTGTTTTTATTATATGAATCGCAGCCGAAGGCCTAGTGGAGTGGACATGGCTGGGTACGGTACGCCCTGCCCAGTCATGCTGTTAAGAGAGGGATGAGATGAGAAGATGCTACATAAGGACCAGTACCGACGAGCAGTGCGAGTCCATAGAGACTCAACTTTCTGCATTGCAAAACTACGCAGAACGCATAGGTGAAGACGTTGCGTTTTACATCGACGAAGATGTTTCGGCATTCAAGAACCGATTTAAGAAACGTCCAGCCGGAAAACAACTGCACGACGACCTAGTGCCAGGCGACATCGTGACGGCTACTAGATACGACCGTCTGTTTCGGAAGCCGGCAGATGGACTAGACACCGGAGAGACGTGGGAGGAGATGGGCGTAATCGTACAGTTTAAGGACCAGCCGGCAGTCAACTGGAACAACCCGAGAGAGTGGTTCATGTACGGTTTGGATGCAATCACAGCCGGCAACGAGTCTCGCATGTGTGCCTATCGACAACGAGAAAGCCAGAAAGAAAGAAGACGCAAGGGCCGCAAGTATGGATCTATACGTCACTACGGATGGACGTGGTGCCCAAAGAAAGACGACTGGGTAGAACTAAAGGCGGAGCGTAAGATTGCTGAGTACGTTGTGTTTCTCAGGGACAACGAGGGTTACTCTTGGGATCGGATACACTGGCAACTGCGTTTGGAAAGGAAGAAGAAGCCGGTGCATCAGAAGGGAGCCGAGGGTTACTACAGCCGGACTGACGTGCAACGCCTTCACCGGGTTTGTTTATCTGGATACCCAATTTTTGGCAAAGAGTCCTCATGATGCGGCGGTTTTTCATCACCACAATTCGCATAGGTAACTCGTTGTCCTCACAAAGAGCACGGAGAGTCTTGTCTTTTATGAACCTTTCCACTGCAAACTCTTGGTCCTCTTCATCTAGGCTCTCAATGGCTAGCTTTAGATGATTGATCTCATCGTACACTGGGAGTATGCCTTCCATCGTGATTAGAGGAAGTCGGGGACCGGGAAGCCGAGTGTTCTTTTTCATGAACTTCAACATGGAGTTAAGAATTGCCCGTGCGAAATACGCTTTCGGGTACGGCAGTTTCTTTTTGTCATACGTCACAGCAGCCTTGGACAAGGCTAAGAAACCCTCTCCCTCTAACTCAGGGAGAAAGTTCTTCCTCTGCCAATTCTCACGCTGACTCACGAAATAACGAGCAAGCATTTTAACTAGCGGCATGTACTCAATCGCCAGGCGTTGCCTTGCTTTTGATAGACGTGATTTCTTCTTCATGTTTATTGAGTCTGTCTTCGTGTGAATCTAAACGCTCTTTTAACTCTGTAAAAAGTTCCGGCAGTGTCTCTACAGAGTGCGCAATAATGGCAACCTTCGCATGTATAGAAAAGGCCCAAGGTATCGTCGCCAACGCAAAGCTAAATACGACTGCTAAAAATTCAATATCCGGCGACATCGCTTTCACCCATTGCTTTAATAACCATAAGACCAACGTACGGATGAAGCCTGTCCTCCTCGACTTGATCAATGACTTCTTTCTTCATGACTTCTGCCTCATCAGGATGAAACCGAAACACGTATGCTTCTTTATCAGCAACAATAGTAATCATCGACATCTCATCATCGTCTGGCAGGAAGTCTGCAAGATCCGGTGGTACATCCTTTAAGTAAGACTGTATTCTGTTTTCGTGGCTCATCTTTTTCTTCTTCTTCCGTTGAAGGTAGTTGATCAATGTCCAACGTGACGCTCTCGTGTAGCATTGCCTTATCAGCTTTGCATTCGCATGTATCGGGGCAGGGGCAGTCAGTGACGTGGCCATCACCGTGAATAATTTTCCCGTTTGTACATTCACCACAACACTCCGTAACTTGCCCTCCATCTTGCCTGATGGAATAGGCAGCCGTAACACCCACGACAGGAGTGAAATCTTGAGGCGGTGATATAAGTAACAGAATAAACTCAAGCATTATCCAACTTTCCAATGGTTCCAAAGTCCGGCAACTTCTGAGGAGGGAATCCATCTACCCCACCATAGACCCAACAATCACCACTAGATACACAGATGTTAAAGTCATCTGCTGATGTAACAATCAACCCAGGTGGCGGGTCAGGGTAATCTTCTGGCCAATCTTTTACTGGCTTGTTCCATCTCCCCCAAGAGTTTGCGATAAACCAAACGCGAAACGGCCAGTGTTCTTTTGTGTCATCGTACCCACATATACACATATCATGATTCCAAGAGGGACCACGTTCATGTACGTTTCGTGACGATGGGCTAGACTTCCAGCCGGCAGACTGCCCGGAGTGAGCAGCGTAGCCATTAACCATGGCATCCATTAAAGCCTCTTGTGTTCGTACCAGCTGGATCGTGTTTACTTTTTGTTTGTTACATATTTCTTTTACTTTTTCTGGTACGCCTCTTCCGCCCCATCGACTACCAATCGTGCTATCGTACTTAGTTAAATCTACAGGCTTGTACTTCTCGCGTACCAAGAACCCTGTATCTCTCTCGAACCTAGACGCTCTCGCTGGAGACATGCCTTGGCCACCATGCCCACGAGCACCATAGGTCGGCTCAGTTGCCCCTCTCTTGTAATAGTCAAACGGTTCCTTCTGAACTAAGATCCGGCAACAACGAGATATGTCACGAGCGTTCCTGCTTCCATGGCTCACACAGTCTCCGGTTGTTTGCTTTTCAGAGAACGCACCCTTGTCAAACGCAAGGTAGTATTGCCACAGCAACGCCCGCTGGTCTTGACCAGAGCCGGCTATGTTTGGCTCCTCGAAGTATGCTTGCGACTGAGACTCTAAAAACGCATACTTCTCACGCTCGTCTGGCATGTATCCAGGCAAGCCATTTATGTACTGTTGTCGTATATCAACGGGCACTATTACTTACCTCCATGCAAGCAGCAACAATGTCATCTATGACTGTTGCCGTGGCCACATTGTCTAAGGTTAAATGCTTACTGAAGACCTCTTCAATAGCAATGTCAAGCCCCGGATACTTGCCAACAAGATTTGTTTTACCTACGGACAACTCAAGAGAGTCCTCATGAAACCTTCTCCACTCTGACATGGTTGGTATAAGTTCCCCATTGTCTCGTTTAGTAACATCTGCAATAGCAGCGTACAGGTTTGATATAATCTGTTTGTCTTTTTCAGTAGCGTTGACTAGGGCGTCTGCTACCGGGCCGTCCTTTTTTGTAGCCTGAGGCATGAACGTATAACCCAAATAAAGAACAGCGAGAATAAGAAGAATATTTTTGGTACCCATCACTTCACCTTGAGTAAAACGGCCAGTAATTCATTGCAAGCCTTTTGGACTTCTTGGCTTGGGTTAGACTCCCTGATCTTGTAAATAGAATTAATCTGATCCATGAGGCTTGGCCCCTTGGTAAGGTCGGGGACACTAGGTATGAAGGACTTGAGGTTCGGCAGGTAGCTCCAAGCAAACAATCCTACAACTAGGGCTATCGCTATAATCTGTTGAGTTGTCATAGTATGTCTTCTGTTTCTTTTAGCATTGCTCCAGGGTTAATAAGTCCCCAGCCGTATAACGGATCTTTCCCACTCTCTCCAACATCGCTTGCTGTTGTTGCGAGGCAGTACAAAATATCCGTGCAGGTCCCTTTGGACTTGCAGGCTGAGAGATACAGGGCCAAGACTCCAGCGACAAACGGTGCTGCCATACTGGTTCCAGATATTGTTGCGTATCCGTTATTTAGCCACGTAGAAGTAATGTTCTCTCCGGGAGCAGCCACAACAACTGGTTCCCCGCGACAAGAAAACTCACAACAGTGACCTTGGGCATCCACGGCTCCGACAGCGATAGTCTGGTATAGTGCAGCAGGATAGTTCACTGGCCCTGAATCATTACCAGCTGCACAGACGTGGATCACCCCCTTCCGAGAAGAATATTTAATCGCATCTGCTACCTCCTCTGATCGTTTACTGCCACCAAGACTCATGCAAACTATGTTTGCGTCATGGTCAGCAGCGTACCGGATGGCCTCAGCAACATGAGAGTTATTACCAAAGCCACTGTGCCCAAGAGCCTTGAGGCTCATCAGGCTTGCTTCGGGTGCTATACCCTTAGCCTTGCCCCCGGTTGCACCAATAATGCCGGCGACGTGTGTTCCATGGCCAAGAGTGTCTTGAGTCTCTGAGTCTGTAGTAAAGTTGACATGATGTTCACAAACCAAGTGCGTGTGGTCGGCAACCCCACTGTCGATAACAGCAACAGTGATACCCTGTCCTTTAGTTTGAGACCACAGGGCGGGGATGTTGTACGCAGAAAGCCCCCAGTCAACACCATGGGTGAGGATTGAAGGATCGAACCGCACTTTGTACGGAGGAAGATTTACGAGAGACACTACTCCTCTCGATTACTCCTCACAAAATCGAACACAATTTGCATAACAGGAAGAATTACGGTTGTAATCATAATCCATGGAATGCCTAGTGCCTGGACCTCGCCGCCCAGTGCCATCACTGCCGCTTCGTCGAAGTCATCTTCTTGCACGGATAGTATATTGATTTCATCAGAAGCTAGTATTGGTATTACAATCTCAGCGACTTCACTGACTATCTTCCACTTAGCTAGTATGTCGAGATCTTCACTCCACTTTTGCACGATAGCGTAGATCTGCATAGCCTCACTCTTGTGAGCCAACAGCCATTTAACAATTGCTACTACACTCATGAATCCGGCTCCTCGTTTAATAAAACCACGCCGATTATTGCGTGTCCAGCGACGTCCATTAATGTCTTCTTTATATCTATTGTCTTCAACTGCCCTGATAACCTCCGATATTTCTCTCCAATTCGAGCCAATTGGTATGTCCATGGCTTAATTCCTACTTCTTTTACAGCCTTTGCGTTCGATAAAGGATCTTCTTGACAGTTGTAATAGTTTCTTTTTCGTGTCAATAATCTGTATAAACCGACACACTGCATCCAGTATGGATCATTTTTTAACAGGCCGTTCAGCTCTGACAGGGTTTTCTCTATACGCTGCTGTGATGCGTCCAAGTTCTGACCAGAATGTTGCGTGGTGATAGGGGTCTTCTCTCCCATCCACATCTTCCAATCCTTCCGTTCTTGCATGTGCCCACTCCTCAAGTAAAGTGTCTACCAGTGTATCGTTACTAAGGTTGTTTGCCAACTTAATAACACCGCTCTCTTCATCATCACTAAGATACCATTGGCCTAGACAATCCTCCATTTTTTCTGGTGGAGCCAGCACAATGCGAACCTTATATTTAATTGGAAAGTGTTTCATCAGCCACTTCCGCATCTTCGTGAGCCTTTGCTTTTGTGACAAAACTTTTGGCATCTTCAAGCCTCATAATTAAAAGCCATGGTTGGTTGTTTCTCTTGTGCATAACTAACGGACAGTTATCACCTGCGTCACGGACTGACTGTTCTATCCAGTTGTATGGATTTCCTTTTTCTACGTTCTTTACTTCTATGTGTATTCCTTGCATGTCTGTCTTTATGTCAGGACTGTCTGGCGAACCGGACCTTTGCACGCCACGTTCTGCGTGCCCGCCAAACTCTTTGACCCAAGCAGCCGCAGCCAACCTCTCACCACGGCAGCCTTTCTGGCGACTATTTATTCTTTTAGCCACACTATGTCCCCAAAGTTATTACGAGATTCTACCCGTATCTCAGACACACTCCCGAACTGTTCCTGTATTTCTTTTACTTGTTGGGGTAGGGTTTTTTTCTTCATTGCTTTTTCATTTTGATTGACCCATTGGGCAACCTTGTGAGACATTCGGAAATCACCTGTCTCACTGGTCGCCGGCCAATAGATGTAGTATTTGCAATTAGTTGTGCATACCTTAGTTCCGTAGTGTACTTGGCTCATTCTGTAATCTCCTCAGAGGCCATCATGTCCCGAACACACTCAATGATATGACTACTGTTTTCTTGGCAGTAGCCATAATCAATCAAATGATCTGTAAGACATTCCCGGCTTTGAATATCCATGAGGTCAACGAGCAGCCGACCGTATGAATCTCTCAGCCAGTCTGCCGTCAAGAACAACAGTCGCCCCCCATCTTGGTGCAACTCACACCAATCAACGATGGCTTGCTTACATTCATCAGTAAAGTCAGAGACGCCCATTAACGTACAATACATTGATACCCGACCCATAACCTGAGGGCACGACATCCTGATCAACAGTGTGTCTGGCCTCATTACTCGAATAACGGTACACGTCAGGGGTTGCGGGTTTTCCATTTAAGATTCCTTGCTCGCTCTTCCATGAAGTATTGCGGTATAGGTTTTGGTTCGTGACCGAGATGCTTCTTGTTTCGCAGTGACGCTAGAAAATCAGGATCATAGTTTTCTGGATCTGCCTCTCGCTTGGCCTCTAAAAGAATGCCCATGTCAATGTCCGGCACGTTGGCCACAACTTTGCCCGAATGATACACACTGTGGCACCGTGAGCACAAAGCCAAATATGACTTAGGATGGTGTGCTTTTGCGCGATTACCCCCGCCAATAAGATGGTGAACCTCCATTCTTCTGCGGAAATCGCTGACGGGCCAGTGGCAAACAGCACATTTATCGAAGCCTTGCGCCCACTCCCTCATCTCTTCTTTTTGTTTCTTATTCATCCTATCTTGCCTACATATTGGGAGGGAGTCCAGGGACCAGCTGATTAGGGTGCATACTTAAACGACTGCCATGCCCGTAGTTAAACTTAGGAGCAGCCTTCAACATTTCTTTTGTGCAGTGACCAGCCACACGACCACGTTTATTATCTACATCGACACCAACTAAAATGTAGTAGTCCGCCCAGTGCTTTGGGTTTGTGAATTGACGCAGGTGTGGTTCTCGCCAATACCTACTCGCCTTGACATCTATGGTCTTACCATCGCTCGTAAAGTCAACGCCACCATCTCCAGCAACAAGAAGCCTGTGATCAACATAACGATCACACATAGCAGACACAGTAAACTCGCCGGCTAACCCGACGATATGGGTCACATGCTTTGAGTAATGCAAAGCAGTCTTGTAGTTTTTCTTTTGCTGGTGCCGCTCATTACTTAGCCGCTCTATGGTGGGCCAGTATTCTTTAAGGTCTATCCACTCCATTGAATGCCCTTATCAGGTTAGTAACTTGGTTGGTAGTTGATTATGCCTTCAGTGTTTTAATTTGTTTCGTAGGAAACTGCTGAGTAAGTGCGCAGAGAGGCCTAGAGCAGGGGGCGTACCCTTTGCCCTAGGCTCTACACACTTACGATAACTTGCCTCGTGAGGTTTCCGCTTCGTTCGTGCGACCAAGGCTCGTTGGCGTCCTTGGCTTGCAACTTCTTTTCCTGCCAACAGGTGCAGCTGGGCTATTTGCTTTCGAGCTTGCCCTTGCATCGTTTGCTGCGCGTCCACCATCCGGCCAAGCCGGCTCCGCATACGGGGTGATGCAATATGCTTTGAGGCCCCCGTGTCATGGTCCCCAAGGCGAGTATCATAGTTTTACCTCACACAAAAAAACAATCCCACATTTGCCAAGCTATAA